TTTTAATTTTAAAGACGGTATTGCTACAACACCATACCAAACAAACGGCAACATAACTGGCGGAGGCGGATCTCAGTATCAACCTACTGGCGGCGCACGTGGTATGGTAGGCCAACCCCAGTCTAGTATGAGTGGCAGCAGATTTACAACTGACGACGGAGAAGTTACAGTTGATGCAGAACATGTTGTACATCTTTCATTATCAGAAGGTTTAGACAACAACTATCCATTTGGTAATTCATTATTAGAAACTATATTCAAAGTTTACAAGCAAAAAGAATTGCTTGAAGATGCGATTATTATCTATCGTGTACAACGAGCACCAGAAAGAAGAGTGTTCTACGTTGATGTGGGTAACATGCCATCACACCTTGCTATGCAATTTGTTGAACGTGTTAAAACGGAAATACATCAAAGACGTATCCCATCGTCAACAGGCGGAGGCCAAAATGTCATAGACAGTTCATACAATCCCCTGTCAATCAACGAAGATTACTTTTTCCCACAAACTGCTGAAGGTAGAGGTTCTAAAGTAGAAACACTTCCAGGAGGAACTAACCTAGGAGAAATTGATGACCTTAGATACTTTACAAATAAATTGGTTAGAGGCTTGCGCATTCCTAGCTCATACTTACCCACAGGTGCCGACGATAGTGCAGCGCAGTATAATGATGGCAGAGTGGGTACAGCATATATTCAAGAACTACGATTTAATACGTATTGCGAACGTTTACAAAACTTAGTTGTTGAAGAATTTGATCAAGAGTTTAAAAGATATCTTCTTGAAAAAGGAATGAACGTTGATGTTGCAATGTTTGATCTTAAATTCCAACCACCGCAAAACTTTGCAGCATATAGACAAAGTGAAATTGATAATGCTCGTGTACCAACATATACACAAATGAGTGCTATACCTTATATTTCAAATCGTTTTGCTATGAAACGCTTCTTAGGCATGAGCGATGAAGAACTTGCAGAAAACGAACGCTTGTGGCGAGAAGAGAACGAAGAAAACTTAGATCCTATCCCAGGTGACGCAAGTGCAGAAATGCGTGACGCTGGAATAACAAGTGCAGGTATCGGCGACGATATGTCTAACCTTGAAGATGAAGTTGATTCTGATGCAGATACTGCCGACGGTGGAAGTGATGCAGGACCTGAAACAGCAACAGGTCAAGAACTAGGATCTGCTACTGCACCCGGAACCGAACAAACGATATAAATAATAATATGATACTACGTGAACTATTTTATTTTGACCCACAAACAGTCGAGCCAGTAGAAGATAAACGCTACGATGCTAACGACGACGAATCAGTTGTGGATAAAAACGATACACGCAAAACACGGTTAAGTCTAAAACAAATTCAAAAAATTCGTAAATCTTCTGAATTACACAATGAAGAAAAATTAAAAGAACTTGAATTTGTAAAGCAAATGTACGGAATAGCAGCGCAACAACAAGCAGATCTCTAATGTCTCTAGCAGCATTTGTTGTTGGCAATGGCGTAAGCCGAAAGCCAATCGATTTAAATCAATTAAAATCAAAAGGTAAAACATACGGGTGTAATGCTCTTTTTAGAGAGTATTCTCCTGATTACTTGATTGCAGTTGATGTTAAAATGATTATAGAAATTAATAATGCACGTTATCAACATAGTAACGAAGTATGGACAAATCCTAATAAGTTGTATCATCGAATGACTGGATTTAATTTTTTCAACCCAACAAAAGGATGGAGCAGTGGACCTACTGCCCTTCATTTAGCTTCTACTCATAATAATAATGAAATATACATTCTAGGTTTTGATTATAAAGGCTTAGGCGAAGATAATACAGTTAATAATATATACGCCGATACTGACAATTATAAAAAAAGTGATGCTCCTGCAACATATTCTGGTAATTGGGAGAGACAGACTTATAGTGTCATATTTAACAACCCTGACAAGAGATATATAAGAGTGTTAGGAGAAAACAACTTTATTCCTAAACAATTTACTAAATTAAACAATCTAAAACACATTTCTGTTGTAGATTTTATAGAAAAATTTGTTAATTAAACTTTTTGGTTCGTTTTGAGCCTATTTCTACGTACTTTTTCAAAAATAATGTAAATATATATTGACAGCCCCACAAAGGAGGCATCTTCGATGTTTCTTGAGTGTACAAAACATTTATAGGAGTTAAAAATGGCAGATCAAAACAAATTTGAAAAAATGCTAGAGCTTCTTGTCAACGAAGACAAAGAAGCAGCACAAGAATTATTCCACGAGATTGTAGTAGAAAAATCACGTGATATCTACGAAGGTTTATTAGAAGACGAAGCTGAAGTTGAAGAAGCTACTGATGAAGAAGTAGATGAAGCAACTGACGAAGAAGTCGACGAGTCAGAAGAAGATTTAGACGAAGCTACTGATGAAGAAGTAGAAGAAGCAACTGACGAAGAAGTTGACGAAGGCTTTGACTTAGACGAGTTTGAAGTAGAAGCAGACCCGATGGCAAACATGGACCAAACAGGTGACTTAGCCGGTGACTTAGGTATGGACATGGACGGTGAAGAAGGCGACGAAGACGAAGGTGAAGAAGGCGATGTTGAAGATCGTGTAGAAGACCTAGAAGATGCGCTAGATGACCTAAAAGCAGAATTTGAAAAAATGATGGCTGGCGATGACGAAGGCGACGACGATGAAGGCGAAGAAGAGCCAGAAGAAGAAGCATTTGCATTTGAAGCAGCAGACGAAGAAGTTGAAGAAGCTACAGACGAAGAAGTAGACGAAGCAACTGATGAAGAAGTAGATGAAGCAACTGACGAAGAAGTTGACGAATCAAAAGAACCACAAACAGCAGGCGAGCAAATGCGCGAGTATGTTGAAAAAGTATCAGCTACAATGGGCGACAACGGTGCAAACACCAAGTCAACAGTAGCAGGCGCAAACGATATGGGCGGCACAGCAGGTAATTTAAACCAAGCTGGTTCAGACGCAAGCGCAGAAGCCGGAGCAGGAAGTACAGTTAAAGGTAATGCTTTAAGTGATACAAGTGCAAAGGACATGAATACCAAGAACGTTAACGTTCCTGGTGGTAAGGCAGCAAAAGCTGGCAAAACCGAACCTGGCCACGGCGCTGAAAAGAAGTCAAAGCCAGAGACTGCTGACAACAAAACATCCGTTGTAGGCAAATAAAAGTAGTTAGGACCAATTGATGAGAAACTTACGAGAGCATTTGACATTTGACCAAGCTAACGTAGTATTAGAAAATGCTAACGAGGGTAAAGACCTTTATTTAAAAGGTATTATTATCCAAGGCGGTATTCGTAATGCTAATCAGCGAGTGTATCCTGTAGATGAAATCGGCAGGGCTGTCAAAACGCTCAATGATCAGATTAGCGGCGGCTATACTCCTCTCGGAGAAGTTGATCATCCAGAAGGACTTAACATTAACATTGACCGTGTAAGCCATATGATAACTGAATGTTGGATGGATGGTAGCAACGGTTACGGCAAGTTAAAAATATTACCAACCCCGATGGGACAGCTAGTTAAAACGATGCTTGAGGCAGGCGTTAAACTAGGTGTTTCGTCTAGGGGCTCTGGTGAAGTAGACGGCACCGGAAACGTTGCCGACTTTGAAATTATTACCGTGGACGTAGTTGCTCAACCATCTGCTCCTGGTGCATATCCTACTCCCATTTACGAACATCTTATGAATGCAAGGGGCGGATATAAGGCATATGAATTAGCACAGGCTACTAGAGAAGACGACAAGGCACAAAAGTATCTAAAGGAATCACTGATTAATATAATCAGTAAACTCCAGTGAAATTAGGAGAACACAATGATTGATGCACTGAAAACACTGTTTGAAAACGATGTTGTTTCAGAAGAAATCAGGGCTGAGTTAGAAGAGGCGTGGACCGCAAAGGTTTCTGAAAATAAGCAGCAAGTAGCTGCTGAACTTCGTGAAGAATTTGCACAGAAGTATGAGCACGATAAATCAACTATGGTTGAAGCTATTGACTCAATGCTTTCTGAGCGTC